GTTGACGTTGGAGATTTATCAACTGGATATGATCTCTTTAAGAACAAAGAACTTTATGATGTAGATTTCCTCCTCATGGGATCAGGAAATCATGGAAAAGCAGAAACTCAGGCATTAGCAAATAAGATTATTGCTATTGCTGATTCCAGAAAAGATGCTGTTGCATTTGTTTCTCCATACAGAGGAGCATTCTTAAATGACACTTCTTCTGGACAGAGTGTAAACATTTACTCTGCAGCAGATATTACTGATAATGTTTTAGAATATTATGGACCTATCACTTCATCATCACATGCAATATTTGATAGTGGATATAAGTACATGTATGATAGATTTAATAAGGTCTTCAGATATGTACCTCTAAATGGTGATATTGCAGGACTTTGTGCTAGAAATGATGCTGATAACTTCCCTTGGTTCTCTCCCGCAGGAACTGCAAGAGGTTCTATCTTGAATGCAGTAAAACTGGTATACAATCCAGATCAAGAGCAGAGAGATAGACTGTATTCTAACAGAGTTAATCCTGTTGTTGTTAATCCAGGAGGAGGAATCATCCTATTCGGTGATAAGACTGGACTCGCTAGATCCTCTGCATTTGATAGAATTAACGTTCGTAGATTGTTTATCTATCTCGAAGATGCTATCTCAGCAGCTGCTAAAGATCAACTTTTCGAGTTTAATGATGAAATCACAAGAGCAAACTTTGTAAACATTGTAGAACCTTTCCTGAGAGATGTTCAATCCAAGAGAGGAATCTTCGACTTCAGAGTCATTTGTGATGAAACCAATAATACTGGAGCAGTGATTGATAACAACGAATTTGTTGCTGACATTTTTGTTCAACCAGCAAGATCGATTAACTTCATTGGACTTACTTTTGTCGCCACCAGAACTGGTGTTGCATTTGAAGAAGTAGTTGGTAATGTTTAATTTTCTTTATTAACGACACACGGAGTAAAAAACAATGGCATTAAGAACAATTTCTGATTTTAAATCTAAATTAACTGGTGGTGGCGCAAGACCCAATCTATTTGAGGTTGAACTTAATTTTCCTACGGGTGCAAAACTCATAGGTGAAGATAACAACATTGATAGATTCATGGTAAAGGGCGCTGCCCTTCCAGCATCTAATATTGGACCAATTGAAATTCCTTTTAGAGGAAGAATTCTAAAGATTGCTGGTGATAGAACTTTTGATACTTGGACGGTTACAATCATTAATGATACTGCTTTCACTCTTAGAGATAAGTTTGAAAAGTGGATGAATTTAATCAATAAGCATGATGATGCATCTGGTTTGGTTGATCCCGCAGATTATATGCAAGCAGCATATGTTAAGCAATTGGATCGTGATGGAGAAACATTGAGGAAGTATAAGTTCCATGATGTATTCCCAACAAACATTTCTCAGATCGATTTGAATTATGAAACTACTGATGCAATTGAAGAATTCACTGTAGAATTCCAAGTTCAATGGTGGGAACCATATGATGGAAATAACAACGAAGTTTTTGTTGGATAAAGAAGTTTAAACTTATAAAATGACAAAACTTTTTGGTTTTTCTATTGAAAATACAGATAAAAAATCTAACTCTGTAGTCTCCCCCGTTCCTCAAAATAATGAGGACGGGGCAGATTATTATTTGCAGAGTAGTTTTTATGGTCAATATATTGACATTGAAGGGGTATATAGAACAGAATCTGATTTAATTAAAAGATATAGAGAAATGTCATTGCACCCAGAATGTGATGGTGCAATTGAAGATGTTGTCAATGAAGCAATCGTAAGTGATTTGTATGATTCTCCTATAGAAATTGAACTTTCTAATGTAAATGCAAGCGATAAAATTAAGAATGCAATTAGAAAGGAATTCAAATATTTAAAAGAGATCATGGACTTTGATAAAAAGTGCCATGAAATTTTTAGGAACTGGTATATTGATGGTAGACTTTATTATCACAAAGTCATAGATCTCAAAAAACCTCAAGAAGGAATTAAAGAACTTAGATATATTGATCCTCTCAAAATGAAGTTTGTGAGGCAAGAAAAGAAAAAACAAAATGCTTTAAGAATTTCTCCAACTAATTCAAACAATTCAAATGGTTTGACTTCGGAAGATTATCCTGAGATTGAAGAATACTTCATGTATACTCCATCTACTCAGAATAAT